CAGGCAGAGCGTTGTCGATATTCCTCTGACCAATACAACCATGATGTCGAATGTACTCTGAGTCCAGCAGTCACGCCAGACATGGTAGACGATCTGCTACTTTCGTTTAGAGTTCATTGGACATATCCATGGGCCGAACCTAGACTAGATATTAAAACAGGCCTATTGCTGCCTCCATATACAACAGCATCTCCTATGAAACGAGTGGCGTGTTTCCTCTCACACTATTGGTTATGGTTAGAGGTCGCCGAATCGGATGAACCCAGGATCATCCTAGAGGAGGACGCACTGTTTGTGAAACCCCTCGATCTGGACATTCTTGAGAGCACCAAGTTCGACATAGTAGGACTCAACGATCCTCGGGGAGCAACCCGCAAATCTGGTGTGTTTCATGATAAAGTTGAATCTCCCTCAAATTTAGGGTATAATATAATACCAGTACCTTCAGTTGACAACCAGAACGTGCCTCAGGGACTTGCAGGTAACTCTGCGTACTTCATTAGACCAGAAGGCGCAAAGACGCTGGTGAGACTGGTGAAGGAGCATGGAGCATGGCCTAACGATGCTATCATGTGTAAGCAACTAATGCCAAAGCAACTGGGCGTTACCACTATATACTACACACGCGTACAAGGGACGAAGTCTAAGACTACAGCATGAAATCGTTTGTAATAACAATCGAACATCTAAAAGAATCGGAGTCAGCAGCAGAGCGTTGTAAGAGTTCTATGCCAGAGTTTGATGTCCAGAACTATTACGGATGTACTCCGAAGGATGATCCTGTTGGGATATTCGATCATAATGGTATGGATGCTACTGGATTCAACCAACAATCAGGAAGAGAATATTCTTACGTGTTATCTGCCATGGCAGCGTTTCTTTCTCACTGGGGTCTATGGAACAAGTGTATAGAGGATAATGAGGAGTATCAAATCTTCGAACATGACGCGGTTGCTATCTCATTTATTCCTGAGTTCATTCCATACAAGCATTGTATCTCTGTTGGTAAACCTAGTTATGGAAACTTCAAGATTGCTCCAAGAATGGGACCGCGCAAACTGTTTAGCAAAACATACTTTCCAGGCGCTCATGCATACAGACTTAAACCTGCTGGTGCTAAACTGTTAGTGGAAGGTGCGAAGACGCATGCGCAACCAACAGACATTTTCTTGAACAATAAAGACTTCCCAACACTTGAAGAATACTATCCATGGCTTGTTGAGGCAAAAGATTCGTTCTCTACTATACAGAGAGAACTGGGTTGTCGGGCGAAACACAACTGGCATGACGGCGTAGGGTATACCATAATAAATGATTAATCTTATCACAGTATGTACTGACGCATATCCTATGGAGTATGCCCGCAAGACGATCACTAGATTCATGGAGTTGACTGACCTAGAATGTACACCGTACTGTATCACAGATCGACCTGACGAAATTAGAGATATTGCTACGCCTATCAAACCAGAGATTAACACTGTTGGTTGGTGGAACAAGGTCCTTGCGTACAGTCCTAATATGCCCAAGGGATTTAATGTCTACCTTGATATCGATATCGTTCTCATTAACAACTTCGATGAAGAGATCAAGTATGCTCAACGAACCGGCAAAAAGATTTCTTGTGTATCGGATGCGATTATGTGGAAGGGTAATAAGTTCAGTTCTTCAATGATGATGTTCTGTACTGGAGCAATGAAGGATGTTTATGAATACTTTAAACCTGTTCACGAGATGTTAGAGCATGGTTATGATGGCGGTGATCAGGTATGGACAGGTCATCTCTTAAACGACGACGACATACTGTACCTAGACGAAGTGTATCCAAATATTAAGATGAATCTGAAATTTCATCTCGGGGCAAAAGTGTTTGGCCAGTGGAAGTTTCCCCACAGAATTAGTCCAAAGATAAAAACTGTTGATTGTGGCGGTCGACCAAAACCTCACGATCTCCAAGATTTAGACTATATAAGAAACAACTGGCATGAGATCAAAACATAATGGTTAAAGTAGTTCATGTAATCGGCAACGGCGATAAGGCAATATTCTATAAAGAGAAGAAGCGCGAGGGCATGAAACTTATCTGTAACATGCCTCCGTTCTCTATGCCAACAAATGAAGTCTATGCAACCTGTATGGTTGACTTCAAGATGATGGCAGCATTGACAGAGGGATCCTTGAACCTTGCTATGTATGACTGGGTGCTCGGTACGCGGCCGCGTATGTGGATGGATGACCCTGCTCGTTCGTTGTTTTATCTAAAGTACGCCAAGAACATCAAGGAGTTCTATACTACTGTTCCTGACTATGCAGGTAATGCTACCAACTTCAACTGTGGACATATGGCAGTCCATTATGCAGCAAACAAACATCAGGCGGACGAAATTCATATGTATGGATTTGACACGTTGTTTGATTTCAACATGCACAGTATCACAGATCTGTATCTGAACAGCGACCGTGGACAGTCAAACAATTTTAGATTGATCGAGAACTGGCGTCCTGTCTGGTGGGGATTGTTCAATGAGTTTCCAAACACTAAGTTTGTACTGCACCATGATCATGACGACCTGAAATTACCGAAACTTGAAAACGTGGAAGTAATAACGTATACTAGTAAGAAGAAGAAAAACGAACCTGCCAAGGTAGACAAACCAGCGCAGATTATACTAGACGAGGATCCTCTCGCGGAACTTCGCGGATTGAATCGTCATCAACGTCGAGCAGTAACTGCACAGAAAAGGAAGAATAAGTGAATATGAATAGAAGTGAAATGATCGAAGAACTCGAAGCGAACCTCTGTACTGTGACGTTCACTAAGGTGAATGGAGACGAGCGGATTATGTTGTGCACATTACGTGAAGACGTATTACCCGAGTCTACATCAGCTGCCGCCCGCGATGCACCCATGGTCAACGAAAACGTTATCAATGTGTGGCACTTTGCCATCGGTCAAGACAGACATGATGATGGATGGAGAAGTTTCCGGGTCGATAATGTAACAAATTTCGTTACTCAAGAACCAGTCTGGTGACGTGGTGACCATGTAATGTCATTCGTTCATCGAAAAGAGTCGCTGTTAGGTTATGATGATCTGACAGCGACTACCTTGTCAACAGGTAGAACATACGCTACCCCAACCGGCGAAAGGTATCCTTCCATAACGACTGTTCTTTCGATACTCTCGGAAGAGCATATCGCCGCATGGAAAGAACGTGTGGGTGAAGAAGAGGCGAGAAAGGTTTCTTTTCGTGCGTCGAATCGTGGTACTAAAGTTCACGAGATGATAGAGAAATATGTGGCAAACGATCCGGACTACGCTGTCGGATACATGCCTCATGTCGTTGCTAACTTCATGTCAGTGAAACCTATATTAGATAGTCGACTTGGTCTTATCTATGAACAGGAAGCAGCATTGTATTCACACCAACTAGGTGTCGCTGGACGCGTCGACCTTGTCGGCGAGTTCGACGGTCAACTGTCAATCGTTGACTGGAAAACTTCAGCAAAAACCAAACGCAAATCTTGGGTTGAAAATTACTTCATTCAAGAATCCGCATACGCTATTATGTGGGAAGAACGGACGGGTGTACCCATCACTCAGTTAGTCACCATCATAGCAGTCGACCATAGTAAACCACAGGTGTTCGTCGAACATAGAGACTCCTGGTCGAAAACCCTCCTAGAAACAATCGATCTATTCAAGACTCGAAATTCCCTTTAAAAAACAACAACTTAGGCACACTTGATCTTTTCGCTTCAATAGACGATAATAGTTATATAATAAATTAGAGAAGAAAGTAGCACCAAAATGAAAGATTTTGATAATGGGTTTATTGCCGGTATCGTGAGTGGTATTGGAATAACAACGCTGATGGTCTTTATTATAGTAGTCAATGGGTAACATCATGCATAGATATAAAGTATTTGAACAGAGAGTAGTAGGTAGAGGAACACCGGATGTCGACGTAGTCTTTGATCTTGTGTTCTCTACAGGATCAGAATCCAGAGCTCTACATATGTCCAAGGTCTTGGCCGAAGAAGCGATAAATCATGATTACGCGAATCAACATGCTATCATCGAGGTCGAAGAACTTTCGATACGAAAGGTTGATTCTAATGTCAAATGTGCTGTGCATATTAGAGTAGATCGAGTCCCGATACATACGTTCTTTATTGAGAGGAATGAGGAGGTGAACCGCTTTGAGATATAGTAAAGAAATAATCTACAGTTTCACATGTGAAGAATGTAAACAATGGTGGAGTTGGGCACAAATGTTCGACAGAAAATCCTGTTGGCCAAACCTTTATTGCCCACATTGTGGTCACTTGCATATTGGACCACATCAGGAGGAAACATTGGATGAAAGTTAAAATTGGATCATACCCAGACCGCTGGGTCAGTAATGTACATACTAACCATATGGAAAAGAAGTATGGTATATTGTGGGAGAATAATATTACTCGCCTAGATAAAGTCCTAGAAGTAATTGAAGATGCGTTGCAAACTGTATACAATCATACAGCAAATATATTCTTAGACTCAATGGAGCAGTCTGTTGATATTCATATTGACCCTTGGGATACTTGGAGTATGGATAGTACTCTTGCTCCTATCATATTGCCTATGCTTACACAACTTAAAAAAACCGGGCATGGCGCTCCTAATATAGATTTTGAAGATGTGCCTAAAAATCTTCGCCCTACAAAGAAACAGTTGGATGATTGTAAGAAGAGTGGGGATATAGACCCCAATCACTTCACTAGATGGGATTGGGTAATGGACGAAATGATTTGGGCATTTGAACAAAAGTGCCGCACCTCTTGGGAAAGCGACTATTACGAGTACAGAGCAATGGGACCAGAGGAATCTAAAGATGAAACTGAACGTCTTTTTGGTCTTAAACTTGTATGGGAAGACCGAGAGGGAAGTAAAGCACATCAAGAACGTATGTCCAACGGGTTTAGATTGTTTGGACGATACTTTGAAAACTTATGGGATTAAATAATGGGTGAAAGGGGATAATAATCGCATATTAAGACAAGAACAGGAACAAAAGAAAATGAAATATAGTGAAGAAGCAATTAACGAAGGGTGGTTTCATTTTGAAACCCTTGAACACATTGACGCGTATCAAGAATACGTAGAATGGCTGGACCAGAAGAGGTCCGCCGTGCAAACAGCGACGGGCAAGTCAACTCGAAAACGGAATCGAGGACTCATGATAGATATGTGTGAAGGGGAGATGCCCTAATGATTAAAGAAAACGAAGCAATGACCCACCACTTAGATAAATGCATAGAAATGTTCGCGAAGTAAGACCCATCTATGTATCCCCTAGCACCTACGTGCTGCCTGTGTGGTAGTGAACGGATGGATTGGAAACCGAATACAAAGGAAGAGCAAGCGTAATGAATAACATAGATCGAGTAACCGAATTAGTTGAAGCGGAATTAGTGCGCGTGACAGAGCGCCACAAAAGCTATGACCCGGATAACGGCAGACACAAAAAATTCAGGACAGTAGAAATAGACGCAGAAGAATATATTGCTGAAATGATCAGATTTTCTACGGAGAAATCAGTAGAAGTTCAAACTGCTTATGAAAACAGAGACAGCGCGATTAGTTGGGCCGAGGAGATACTGGGTCAGCTCGGGTTCACTTTGGTTAACGTGGGCAGGTATGGCGTTTACCACGAGCGACCGAAAGGGGTTCATGCGCCAAAAATGAGCGTCATGTTGAATTATGGAAGCGGTAGTTTGCATGGTTACGGACATAATGCCAATAGAGAGCCGAATTTTCATGTCAGCACTGATAAGACACAAAGGCACTACGCGATTAAAAATGGTTTCGCAAAGCAGATCGCGAGGCGGATTGAGGAACAGGATAGAATTGAAGCACACTTCGCTGAATTGAAGTCTGGTGCTTATCTGGAGCAGACGCAAGTTAAGGTAGCATTCAAAAACGCAATTCGAGGTAGCCAAGTCGGACAAAGCGAGGCTAGCTTAAATAGTGAAATAGTCAATGATCGACACGTTTATAGCATCGAGTTTGCCGGACGTAATGTTGGACTCCATTATGTTAGTAACGATTATAATAAGGCGTTCGACAAGGGATCGCTCGTTGTAGAGCTCGATTTCTTTGCAGGCGGCCCACGTATCAGAAAGACAATGCTCCTTGAGGATTTCGTAGAGTCCAGCCTCATCCATCTGATTTATTTAGACGGGGTCTTGAACCAGTGAAATGCAACCAATCAGGAACTCAACTCCCGGTGTCCGACCCTCGCTGTGCAGCTCTGCTGTTGCCCTGTTCACAGCAAGTTGAGGGCATCGGGCTGGGAGGGAAAATCAAATGCAAATGCGGCAAGCTGGTCAAAGTGCGGCTTGTCGGATTCGGACATGGTTACTACGGTCCGAAAGGTTATCTCGTACCAACTCACAACGCGTGGACAGCCTCATAAAAAAACTCAAAATGGCGATAAATTAAAGGAGCAAGCGTAATGATCAGACCCCCTACCGACGAGTATATTGAAGCCCTTTGGTCGTCGCTCGACGATATCGAGCCACAGGACTGCCCGGAGTGCGAGGTACTGGGCGAACTTTGCCCAGACCATGAGGAGGAGTCATGAGAGGAGTCTGCGTTTATCGGAATCGTGAGATTCGCAAAATAGAAAAAACTTGGCATATCGAATACGTCATTGATGCGGAGTTCGATCTGCTCAGAGATGCCAAGACCTACATCAGAATTCTCGATGAACAGAAAGAGGAGGAAGAGTCATGATGCTCACTCAAATAATCAAGGTTCAGGACATCGGGCCGCAACTCTGCTCAGTCAAACTTATTACTATGAACGGGGCAGTGGCAAGCAAGAACCTCCCTGTTTCCCGCAGTGGCTTGATCAAAAGACTGCGCGAGTACAACAGTGGCGATCTGATTCAACAGGCATTTGATGTCCTGAACAATGAAGAGCGTGAATTTTTGATGACCGGCTTGACCCCGGGAGAATGGGAATACCTTGGAGAGAATAATGAATAAAGATAACCCTAATATTGAGCGGCTAGACTTTTGGGATTTTATGACCAATGACGATAACCCGATCCTAAAACGCTTGTCTGATAAACTTTTATCAGACTCTGAGTTTACTAAAATATTGGCGGACAATGGGTATGTTGAGCCAGTGAGCGACGACGAATGAGCAAGAAGAAACATCCTCGTCTGCCGGTAGCCCATGCTTTTGGCCCTGCATACGGGAAATGGCTAGACCTGTGGGAAGGTTGCGAGGACCACGTTGCTTTTTGGGCCAAACATTCTCATCAACCAGACGATTATAATACTATTACAATCACTGTTTACAAACACACAATGACTGGAGCAATCCGTGCAGCGGATCATCCTCCTGGGAATCCTGCAAGTTGGGTTGTCCTATACACGTTCCAACACGAAGTAACAAATACATGAATCGTAAGCTACTATTTGTAGACGACGAAACTAGGATGTTAAGACTTTTTAAGCGTGAGTTTTCTAATACAGATTATTCTTGTTTATTTGCTTCGGGAACCCTAGAAGCTTTAAAAATATTAGAAAACGAGGTTATTGATTGCGTAATTTCAGATATCAACATGCCTACAGGGTCGGGAATAGACCTTTTTCTCGAAATGAGAAGAAAATACCCGTCCATTGTTAGAATAGCAATAAGTGGAAGTACTAATACTACAGATTTAATAAATGCTATAAATAGTGGATCTGTGCATTCTTATGTATCCAAACCACATAACTTAGCACAACTAAAATTAACAATCTACTCTGAAATATTAAAAATGGCAGAATCCGCCAAGAAAAAACCAATAGAAAAATCAATAACTACTAATGAGTTATTAAAGTTTTTTACAGAATATATATTAAGACATGAAGGAACAGTGTCAACATCTGATTCTTGCATAAGTACACAATATGGAGAAAAGATAAATTTAGCAGAACAATTGCACACTGAATATAATTTATCTGAAATAGAATATTTCCAACTTAAACTAGCTATTTTCTTAAATAGTTATAATCCCAGTAGTAAACTATTGGGGGAAATAATCAAAGATAAAAACAATGATAGATCATTAAGAATTTCGGCCGCATTAGCTTACACGAATTACACGAATAAGAAATTTGATAATATATCTGATGAACTTCAATCGTGTTTCGATACTATAAATAAATATTTCAGTTTAGGCATGTTTAATGTATAATTCAAACTATTACGTGTGTGAAATACGTGAGAGTTCGAGTCTCTACTTTCGCACCATATTAAATACAGGATAAACAAAAATGGCACACGGACAATGGTCGGGAGGTAAAGGTAGCGCCCAGCGCCCAGTAGACAAGAAAAAGTACAGCGATAACTGGGACGCAATCTTCGGTAAGAAGGAAACAACAAAAGATCGTGCCGAGGAGGGGACGAGTCGAAAGAAGAGTCAGTCCAGAGTTGAGAAGAAGACCGCTGTATGATCTTTAATAAGATACGTGAACTAAAGGACGCTGGCAAGAAAATTGGCATTACATTCAGTACATTTGATTTATTACATGCGGGACACATTGCGATGTTGTCAGAAGCAAAGAATCATTGTGACTATCTGATTTGTGGATTACAAACTGATCCTACTATTGATAGACATGATTCGAAGAGTTCCCCAGTACAAAGCATTGTTGAAAGACAGATTCAATTGGCCGCTACACGATATGTAGATGAAATTGTTATCTATCAGACAGAAGAAGACCTCAGAGACTTATTGTTAGTACTACCTATCGATGCTAGAATCATCGGAGTTGAGTACGAAGACAAAGAGTTTAGTGGTAAAGACATTTGTGAACAACGAGGCATTGAAGTCATCTACAATGCCAGAGATCATTCATTCAGTTCAAGCAGTCTACGAAAAAGAGTAACAGCATCCCAATCAGATTGACAATTAACAGAAAAATGGCGCAGTTGCGCTCCCAATTTAATGGTTCGTTAGTTCAGTCTGGCAGAACGTCGGCTTCCAAAACCGAATGTCGGGAGTTCAAATCTCTCACGGACCGCCAATTAGTAAATGAAAGGAGTTACAAAGATAATGACTAGATACGAATTACCTGTGATGTACGACAATCTCACAACTAAAGAAAGACGGGAGGTGCGAGAACAGTACGTCAAAGAACAGAAAGGATTATGCTACTGGTGTAAGGCAGATTTGAGTGCAGCACCAAGACAGGATATTACGGAGAAGAGGATCAACCTAAAGTTGTTCCCTCCAGGATTCTTGAATTTTCCTATACATTTACAGCACGATCATCAGGAAGGTCTGACCGAAGGTGCGGTACACGCAAGGTGTAATGCTGTCATGTGGCAGCATCACGGAAGATAGAAGTAAGAGCAAAGCGCCTTCGTGGTTCATCTGGTAGATCACGAGAATACGATATTATCAATACATAGGAGTTTTAAATGATCAATATACTTGAAGCAATTACAATTTGGATCGTTGCAGTAGTCCTGCGGTTTCCACTTATCCTGTTAGGCTTGCCGCTAACGGCGCTAGGTCTGCTTATGTCTGTCAAAACATTGCCAGCGATAAAGTTCACGCGGCACAACATCAACCGTGACTGGTACCACGTTGGGTTACCACGCTGGTTGTGGATCTTCAGTAACGACAGAGACGGAGCAAAGGGAGACAAGCGAGGTTGGTGGGATATGAATTGCCCAACCGGCAATAGCGACGACTTCTTTTCCAGATGGGTCTGGATGGCTGTGAGGAACCCTGTTAACAATATGCGCTTCACCCCTATCTTCAGCGTCAATATGTTTGAAACTGAGGTGGAATTGCTGGCAGGTCAGTACAACGTCGATGACGATGACGACGGCAGTGCTCTCGGTTGGCAGTTTGTCATGGCCCGAGGGTCTGTGTTCAAATACTACTGTTTCAAGTGGTTATCACAACCAATGCCAGCGTGGTTCGTCAAGATATTTCCCAGTCAGAAGGACCACGTCTTTCGAATCTGGATCGGTCATAAACTGGCACCTAGATACAATGACGACTTCCCAAAAGGACAGGCATCGTTTCACCCGGAGGATCGGGTGCACAAAGCATGGAAGGGTTTCACCTTTAGAGTCGGTTTTCTAGATTATAAGAATTAATAACTCACTAGTTAATTTTTGTATATATAAACTACAATTTTATCATTATAATGAAAGGAAGTAAATCATGGCAGACCATACTAGAGTCGTTCAACTGACAGTAGTTAATGTGGAATACGAACCGTTTCGAATTTCAGCGGTACCGGATCCTATGATCGCCTCATCGATTCAAATCGACGGTGGTTCGAACATTGCCGAACTGATTATTAGTGCTACGGCAGTGACCAGTTTGAAGTCTGGTGAATTATGTGAACACTATGTACTTCGAAGAGGTGATCTAGTGTCAGAGGTAGTCAGAATGAGTCGATCAAAACCATGGGTTGGTATCGACCGCGTAAAAACAAGTGAACCAAGTCCAGGCGATTAAGTCGATGGTTCGATTCTGACTACCCGCTCAATTGCGTTATCCTATAAATAGACATTATTATGTGGACAATAGTTAAATATACAGAAACAGACGGCATCTACGAGGTTGTGAATGGTACCATCTATAAGAATTATGATGACGCGCAGATAGCATACGGCGAACTCATGGCCAAATATACAAAAGCGAAGATTGAAATGGGTCTTGGTTCCTGGTTGACGATTTCTAAAATCGATGTGCCGACATTCTCATGAGTCGATAAAAATCCCCATGAGGTGATAGTATCACGATACACAACGTTACGCACTTGAACATTTAATTACATTACGTTACACCAAGAATATCGCTAGTATACAGCTCTATGACTAAATATTATTTATAAACAAAAGAATAATCTTTTAAAAATGGAGCATAACATGAAAAATTTAATTGTAATACTAACTTTGATATTTGTAACAGGATGCAGTACAATGGAAGGCACTCAGGTTACTAACGAAATGCAATTCTGCTGGGAAAGAGGATTAGACTTTACGTGGATACAAGATTTTGACGCTGGTTGTGTTGATCATATGTCCAATCAATCTCCTGTACGTATAGCAAAAATTAAGTGGTTAGAAACAGTAAGTGCCGCCCCGACCTTGTCCATGATTCCAGTTATAAATAAAGACGGCCTAATCTAATTCTTTAACACTGTTATGGCGAATCATAAACGAAAGAAGTCCAAGCGAAACGTGAAGTGCACGATCTGCACAACACACCGCTGGAAGGGCAACACGCGTGAACGCCATGCCATTTCAACGCAACGGAAGTTACAAGATAAGGGTGATGTAATTTAATTTTCAAGTGTGTAACGTGACACCAATTAACACATAGAAAATGAAGGAATGAAAATGAATTTGATAAGAATGTCCGAAACAACGACTAATCCACTATATATTCACAATAGAAGATATAAGCACAATGAATTTCTGGATGAAATTGTCGAGATGTTCAATGATGATATCGCGCAACGTGTCCTGAGAGGTGTGACAAAATGCGCAAGCACAGAACCGGGATGGCGAGATCTGGTCATAGAACTTAATGAAAGTCTGCGGGACATTGATACTGATTATAGAATCGATCAGATTAAAGAAAAGTTCGGTGGACTGAGATATTACGTCGAATTCAGTGATGCATGTTCCGGGAAAGATGCCGAGATGATGCGCAAACTAATCGATGTTGCTGAGGACGCCTCACATAAGACATGCATGGATTGCGGCGCTGTTGGTGAGACTTACAACTCCAGCAGAGTTTCAGATCGCGGTTGGTATCGAACAACGTGTGAATTTTGTCGAACTTGAAATTGGTTGAAAGATTTGTTATAATAAATACAGTTAGTAATAAAGAAGAGTTGGTTCGCGAGGCAAGAAGTCTTGGTGGATCGAAAGGTAGTAGTTCTAAAAATAATCCATTTAAGAATCCAGAGAAACAGAGTCAGTTCAATCTAAGATATAATTCTGAATACCAGAGTCGTGTTGGAAAACTTGCAAACCCAGGGTCACATGCAAAGCAGATTAGGAGGTGGGCAGATAGTTGCTCAAAACAAAAAAATGACTGAATATGAATTTGAGTTAAAATTTAAACTAAGTGATGAAGAAGATCCTGAGCAATACCTGGATGCCCTTTTTGAGGCTGGTTGTGATGATGCACTGGTAGGGTTAGGAAAGGTCGGATTCATTGGCATGGATTTCAGCAGGGAAGCAGAGAACGCCCATCTTGCTATTTCCACTGCTCTCAGGGATGTCCGCGAAGCAATTCCTCACGCAAGGCAAAAAGAATTCAATGTATGGTAAGATGTGGATTTATTCTCTTACCGAAAAAAGAAGTATAAGGATTAATAAGCACGATCCAATACCTGAAGGATGGTTGAAAGGTCGTAAAATACTATTCGTTGAAGTGTGAGATAAGAAGTCTGGACGCGGCTTCGATGCCGCCATCTCCACCATAAGTGTACATGTACCACAATAGGTTAACGCCCAGAGGAAATGATCAACCTCGCGATTCGTTCAGGCCACAAGTACACTTTTGATGGGGATGCAAGGTTTCGACAGGCAACTGAATACACACCGAGAATCGTCAATGATGCTGACGTTAAACAGGGTCGCAACAATAATTGCAAACGATGCGATATTTGATGAGGTTGCCCTAGCGGCGTAACACCCTCATGGGAGTTTTTGCTGGTCTTTCTTTCTTATCCAATAAGACCAGCACTATTTAATAGATGTTATAGGCGCACAATCCTTATCCCAGGGCGCGGTTGCCTGGCAGCAGCGAAGTCCCCATGCCAGTGGGTTTTACTGACCTATAACATCTTTTTAATAGTGAATGACTATGACATGTGAGGTAAGAAGTAAGATGAGTGAATTCGATGATAGAACGTTTCATTTTTATGCACAGCCAGATGGTACTATCGGATGGCCGAACTCTGCAGATGGCGACCTATTAAAGATTGCCAGAAAAGAGATAGACGAACTCAGGGAATTACTGGTGGTGCTGACTGCCCGACACGGTCCAGGTCCCTGGACTCATGTATGGTTATTAGAGTCCAGTAGGTCTGATTACCCTATGACTGCTTTCGATACAGAAGAGTTGGCACTCGAAGCACTCGAAGCAACGAGGGTTAGACTTGTTAAGAGATGGAAGGATGAAGTCACTGAAATCGATAATGGTGCCTTCAGCGTCATGGATGACCTGTATACCATTACAAGCTACCTTAAAACCTCACGGCGTGAATAAACATAGAGACGCAAATTGGTTGTGGGTAAAAGACGGTGACGAGTTTGCTTGGGTCGAACGCCGTGATAAACTGTTGAACATCAACCAGAACGAGGGTATATAGATATAGTGTATGACTTTGAGGAAGGACAATTTGTGAATCAAGAAGAGTATGCATACCAACGTCACATGCAGTCCTTATACGACGATGGAATTCCCACGGACGATAGAACAGGCACAGGAACACGGTCGATCTTTGGTCATCAATTGAAGTTTGATTTATCTGATAACAAATTTCCTCTGTTGACTACAAAGAAGATACACTTTCCATCCGCCGCTCATGAACTGCTCTGGTTCATATCAGGCAACACGAACATCAAATATCTACAGGACAACAAGGTTCGGATATGGGATGAGTGGGCAGACGAAGAAGGAGATCTTGGACCAGTGTATGGTCACCAATGGCGAAGATTTGACGCGCACAACTACTATGGTGAGGATGAAACTCCATGCAGTCCGTTTGACTTCTGGGAAGGTGAAGAAAGCGATGGTATCGACCAATTACAGAATGCCATCGATCTACTCAATAACGATCCCGACTCCAGACGCATCATTGTATCAGCATGGAATCCTAATCAACTAGATCAAATGGCACTTGTACCCTGTCACGCATTCTTTCAATTCAAGTCGTACCTGATTGACGGTGAGAGACATCTGCAATGCCATATGTACCAACGATCTGCAGATTGGTTTCTTGGTGTACCGTTTAACATTGCGTCCTATGCGCTCCTGACTCATATGATAGCGAAGATAACTAACCACAAAGCATCACAGTTGGTAATGTCGTTCGGAGACACACACCTATATAATAACCATGACACACAAGTATTAACACAATTATCGAGACCACCTTATAGTTTTCCTACTATAGAAATTCATGGTGATCAGAAGTCGATAGATGATTTTGTTTATAGTGATTTCGAACTAGTCGGGTATGAACATCACCCATTGATTAAAGGAAAAGTTTCAGTATGAGTGACGATAAGATATTACACTCTACTGTACAACAAGACGAGATAACCAAGTCACTATACGAGGCATTCGAATATGACTTTGTTGGTGTCTCTGAGTTTACCGTTCCAATTATAACTTTCAGCGAAATAGAAAAGATGTACGCTGGTATGTATATATAAAGAAATAGCGCGTGATAAGTAGGCGATGACTTCGACCAGAAGCACAGCGGCAGTGCGACACTGACCATCACGCTCCACATTTCATAACGTGTACACAAGTGCAACCATATGAAAGCATGTACCAACACTCTACAACTTAACGGGAATCGACAATGAAGAAATTTCTGGATGAAGTGAAGGAAACTTTCCAAGTGCACAAGGTCTATCGCGCGAGATGGGTCTGGTATCACACAATAATGTCAATTGAATTGCTTATCATTATCATTATATTAACAGGAATATTGATAAAGATATGAATATCTATTACCTATCTCATGATCCTGCGGAGTGCGCCACTATGCACAGTGATCGTCACGTAGATGAGATGTGTTTAGAATATGCAACGATTCTATCGACAGTACATTGGGTGACTGATGGTATCGAGTGGAAAGGCACGACTCTTCAGGGTGTTGATATATCTACATGGGTGCACCCAAATCCCAATATCCAGCAATTCCTATACAAAGCAACTGAATCGAATAGTGCCGTGGTGAAATGGGCAGGAATGAATGTAAATAATTATCAGTGGTTGTGTGCACTGTGGATCAATATGTGCAGCGAGTACTTTAAGAGATATGGTAAAGTTAATTCAACTGTTCAGGAACTATATCCCTTGATGATCTGGCATCCCGCGACTATGGGAGAAGGAGTTTTTGAACCACCGCCCGTACTAGTAGATGCAGATTGTGTTGTAGATGATCCCATCGAATCATATAGAAACCACTATGTAAAGAATCTTTACGGCCGTAATGGATGGGAAATGGGAACACCAACACCGGAGTGGTATAATCATGCAGAATTATAGTCCCGATGGTTGGAATGATTTTATTATCCAAGCAGAAATGTTACTGAAAATGGGATACGTCTATGACTACACAACACAAGAATTGTCAGAAAAACTGTATCTCATAGACCTCGAAAAACAAAGACACTTGGAGAACAAAAATGTCAACGTTTGATAATGACTTCGCGTTTGGGTTCACGCTGGTTGACGAAAACGAATTAGAGTCTGTCCAGCATCAGGCATTGGTTGTTAATCAAACAGAGAAGACGCTGGAAGCTGTTCAAGCGAAACTAGACAGGCTATATGGCGCCATACAACCACTATTGAATAATCTCAAAGCGAATCCTGAAAAGGAATACATCAAGTGGCCCGATAGATCTGCTAAGGTCGAAGCATTCTCTGACCATATCGACAGCATATACAACGCAACTTGAATTCTTTCTCATAATGTAGTATAATGATTCTATGCTTGAAATAAATGAACATCAGGCGACGCTATCTGCCAATAAGATGATGTCATTCTTCGATAGATTTACGCGCATAGACGAATATATGCGGATGAAGAAGATCGAACGTGTGAAGAATTCGGTGCATGCACTGCCTGGTTATGAACCAGAGAAGGATCTGTTTCTAGATTTTTCTATGCATCCTAACGACATGGAGTTCGTTATTGAAAATGCATACATGTCTAAGTATTCACAGTATTTAGAACTGACATCGTCTCACTGTAACGAGAGGAATATTCCTGGACGTGGTATGCAGTGGATAGTTTATGAGAAGACCAGCAACAAAGTGGTCGGTATGATTCGATTCGGTTCGCCTGTGATCAACTGTAAACCCCGCAACGAATTCCTAGGCAAACCATTAGACACAAAAAACAAAGACATCATGAAGAGGTTCAATGACTCCACTATTATGGGATTTAACATTGTACCAGCGCAACCATTCGGGTTCAACTACCTAGGCGGTAAACTTCTAGCGGGCATATGTTGTTCACACTATGCGCGAAGAATTCTGAACAAAAAGTACGATACAAGTTATTGTATGTTCGAGACGACATCATTATATGGTTCAACTAAAGCATTTTCACAGTACGATGGTATGCGACCGTTTCTAAGGTACGCAGGACTAACGGACTCAAAGTTCGTTCCAATGATGGACGACGACACTTACCACAGTCTATACCAGACGTTTTGTGATTGGAACGATGGAGTACATCTAGTATCCAACGACAAGGGCTCGAAGAAACTGAAGCGTTCTGGTATGATGATTGGTATAACAAAGAAAGCACTTAAGAAATATAATACCGATCTATGGGAACGCTTCTGTAAGACTATTCAAACAGCAACCGAATTGACAGAACAAAAACGAGCATATATATCCACGTACGGATATTCGAATGTCGCAGACTACATCAATCTCAAGACCGACACTCTAGAGAAACGAGAGAACTTTGATCGATTTGAATTAGAGAATATTATTACATGGTGGAAGAACAAAGCAAGCAAACGATACGAGTCTTTACAGAAGGACGGTCGTTTGCGTAATGAGTTAGAAATATGGACGCCAGAGACTACAGACTTGGAGATTATTAGATGAATATTGTTATAGCAGGATACGGCGTGGTCGGTAGGGCAGTCGAAGCAGCACTACAAAATCGTCCGGATGTTAATGTGTACATCGACGACCCGCAACTAGGATGGGAAATTACAGAGGATATGGTAAGGGTGTTAGTCCCCGTCGCCGTAGTCGTTTGCGTTGCTACACCTATGCGAGACGATGGAACATGTGAAGTAGATAACGTTCGTGCTGTATTCGATAAGTATGGTAATCATCAACGATATCTTGTTAAGTCTGCGGTTGATCCTCTGTTTCTACAGTATTGTGATGCAGAGAATGTTACTGTCAGTCCTGAGTTTCTTCGAGGTTCTACGGGTACTAATCCTATCAAAGACTTCATCAACCAGGAATTCGCCATGTATGGTGGTGGAGAAATGCGCTGGTGGCATGAACTGTTTAAACCTGTTCTTCCTAAACTAGAGAAAGTGAGTTTCACATCCATGGAACAAGCGGCGTTCGCCAAGTATGTTGAGAACACTTTCCTTGCAACCAAGGTGGCCTTCTTTAATCAGATGTACCATATATACAATGCGATGGGGTTTGAAGACTTCGATGTAATGGTTGATGCTATCTGTAACGATCCTCGTATAGGTCATTCGCATACACAGGTGCCAGGACCTGATGGTAAATTAGGATACGGTGGCCACTGCCTACCGAAAGACATGTCTGCCATTATTGAGTCTGGAAGATACACCGGCGCCGATGTAGAATTCCTTGAGTCGGTTCGTTCGTTCAATGAAAAGTATAGAATTGATTAGTATGCACTACACAATCTATCAAACCACAAACCTACTCAATAATAAAATCTATATCGGTGCTCATGAAACTGAAAATCCTAATGATAATTATCTAGGATCCGGTTTAACGTTAAAACCTGCCATAAAGAAACATGGTAATGAAAACTTCACGAAAGAAATATTGTTTATCTGTGATTCCAGGGAAGAGATGTACGACAAGGAAGCGGTGGTTGTCAATGAAGCATTTGTTGCTCGTGATGATACATATAATCTAAAGATCGGTGGCTGCGGGGGCTCAGTATCGTCTGGCAGAACTTTATCAGAAGAAACCAAGAAAAAGATATCTGAATCACGGATCGGAGCGAATAATACTAGATACAAAGGCGCAAGCATCGGGACTCATCACGAAACTGGAGAAGTTATCAGGTTTGAAGGCACGAAAGCATTAATCGCGGCAGGATTTAATTCAGGCCATGTTAGTAACTGTATTCAGGGAAAAGGCAGCGGTAAAGATAAGAACCAACACAAAGGTTATATCTGGACCAGAGAGTAACAAAATGGGTAAGAAATATGAAGAACCAGGCAAACCTGTCAGAGAAAAGTCTAAGGTTAAGCGTAAGCGGAAACCAATGTCAGCGGAGCAAAAAGCAGCGGCAGGTGAACGTCTCGCAAAAGCGAGGGCGGCAAAGGGACCATCAAAGCATGCATCGGTGGATATTACTATTAGAACTCTGCCGGAAGATCATTTTCTCTCCCCAACTAAAGTGAAGTCATGGATCAAAGTCTGGCAGGATAAACTCAAGTCGATGAAGACATATAGAGACTCGAAAGATCGTGACCAGAGACGCGACCATCTCATTGCAGAGACGTATCTAAAGAACATGAAGTCTTATCTAGGTAATGGTATATGGTCCGACTCACACTATGGTGAAGATCGTGAGAATGAAATAAAATTCTTGGTGATTGCTCCAGCATATCATGAAGATGGTACGATGAAACGAACGAAGGGTTTCTTTTATCGCGATGTGGGTTTTTGGAATGAGCAAACAGCAGATGAAACTTGATGGACTAATGCTCAACAAAAAGAAATTCTCGAAGATGGTTGAAGATACTGTCTTTGGTAAACGTCTATCTTACATCGATGCGATTGTGCATTTGTGTGAGACGGTGAATATGGAAGTTGAGGACTGTAGGAAGTTCCTATCACCTTCCATCCTCAGTAAGATTGAGCATGAAGCGGAACAACTCAATTTCTTACCGAAGCGAAATAGTCTACCTTTAGAGTAACTTGAAAATAGGGTTGTTTTAAAGTATACTATATACATGTATATTATGAAACTCGTGATATACTAAAATACTATAATACTAAAATACAAGGAATACGCAATATGTCATTTGAATCAATGAAGCGGAACCGCGCAAAATCTGTTGAAAAACTTCTCGAAACTGCCGGTCAACAAAACAACTCTGGCGGTAACTATGATAAGGACGAACGTCTCTGGCAACCTACCGTTGATAAAGCGGGTAATGGTTTCTCAGTGATTCGTTTTCTCCCTGAATCCGAAGTTACTCCAACACCTTGGGTCCGATACTGGTCTCATGGTTTTAAGGGACCAACAGGTAAATGGTACATCGAAAATTCTCTCACCTCTATTGGCCAAGACGACCCTGTCGCCGAAGCGAATAACAAGTTGTGGGAATCTGGCGATGCTGGTAAGAAGATCGTATCAGGTACTCCAGGTAATCCAGGCCGTAAGCGTAAACTGCATTACGTGTCTAACGTTCTTGTTGTGTCCGATCCTTCTAATCCAGACAACGAAGGCAAAGTTTTCATGTACAAGTACGGCAAGAAAATCTTTGATAAGTTGATGGAAGCAATGGAACCTCAGTTCGAGGATGAAACTCCATTCAGTCCGTTTGACTTCTGGGAAGGTGCAAATTTCAAACTTAAGATTCGTAAAGTTGAGGGATACCGAAACTATGACAAGTCCGAGTTTGCTACGCCTACCGCGTTATCTGATGATGATGCTAAACTGGAAGGGATTTACGGACAACTACACGATTTAGGCGAGTTCACTGCACCTGCGAATTACAAATCGTATGCTGAACTGAAGGCACATATGGCAAAAGTTCTAGGAGAGTCCGTACCTCAGACTCCTCAACAAACTTCTGATCTAGATGAGTCTACACCACCTAAGTCACCCAGTAAGTCAGTTCCTCCTGTGATGTCAGAACCTGAGTTACCAGCGCCTGCGTTGGATGTTTCAGACGATGACCCTGAGGATGCTATGTCCTACTTTGCTAATCTAGCAAAAGAAGACTAGTACTATGTGCCCCTGTTGATCCAGGGGCATTTATTATGCAGGCCTGAAAGACCACTCGCGTGAGATATTATCGGGACTGTTTGTACTGTTGATGTTCGTAGTGTTAGCGACCGCTGTGTTGCTAGTCGATTTACCACCACCAACTGAACCACCTGATGATACTGCAGCAAGGACTGGCGACAATGCCTGTATTGCTGATGACGTACTAGTGGTCAATGCATTATTCTCTGCTTGTGCCGTAGTCAACGACGAGTTGACGTTTCCATCTACTGACAGATTACTAGATAGATTACTATCTGGTACTATAAAAGCAAGCGGTGGATTCATTCCCAAATCATCGACTTCGTTTGGTTGTACTAATACATCGTTCTCGAATGTGCCGGATTTTATTTCTTCTTCAGTGAGGTCTCCTGGTCGTAATTGTGGTTTGCCCATGCCTGTTGTTTTAGTAGTTTTAATGTTTCCAGTGCCGCCGGCCATCTGATCTTTCTTACTCTGAACGTCCAGCTTGGCTCCTATCACATCGAATTTCAAGCTCTCTAACTCACCTTCATCCCATTCAGGAAGCCCCATTTGCTCACGGCGGCCAGAGGAATCGTTATAAGCGTCAACAGCCGCTTGTGCTTTTGCTATTTTTTTCTCAAGGTCTGCTAACGATGTTCCGGCGATCTCAAGATCCATTAGGTCTTCTGCTGACTCTGCTGCAGGTTGTGCTTTTCTAATGCGATCTGAATTCGAGTCTATATCAACTACATCT